AGGCGCCACGGCGCCGACGAATGAGTGGCGATCCAAAACCCGAGCTGGTCGGCGCGGGCGCCGCTGACGTAGAACGCCGCGTCGGCGTCGGGCACTGACTCGCAGTTCCAGACCGACTTGAGGTAGTCGGAGGCAGGCAGGATGTGGGACGCGCCGGCAAGTGCGTACATCTCATCGCGACCCTGAATCAGACGCGGAGCCTTGCCAGCATGGGTGTACGCATTGTCGGCTGACGGGCCCTTGCCGACGATGAGTTCGGACTTGATGAAGGCCTTGATGCGCGTGTCCACGTCGTGTTCGCGACAGCCGGCGAGCGCTTTGGAGATGGCGCGGCGTGCCAGGGCCGCCTTGGCTGGCACCATGTGGTCTATGACGGCCTTGAGCGGCATGCGCGGCAGCGTCGTGCTCGGAATAATTTCTTCGACGACGGCGCGGACTTCGGCGAGATCGCAATCGCGCGGCTCGTGGCGCTTTGGGTTGGCGCGCTCGACGAGGGCGACCTCCTGGCAGGCCAAGCAGTTGCCGTGCCAAATCGGTTTGAGGACGCTGCCCCCGTAGTACACGTCGACGACGGCGTTGTAGGCGACCTCGGCGCCGCAGGAATGCGGCAGGTCGGCCGTCGTGGTGTACGTGCCATCCGCCTCGTTGGCCGGCTCTCGATCCGCGCATGTCGACACGACGACGCGGTGGTCGAGGTGAACATAGTCCATGATGCTGGCGCGGAGCGAGCCGATGACCTCGGTGGCCGCTGCAGCATTAGACGCGGACAGGCTGCTGAAGGAATCGTAGAGGTACTTGGCGGACGCGGCGATGACGGTGCTAGCGCCAACAGCAGCGACCGCCTTAAGCGGTTCCTCATACGCGACTTGGGCAGCGTTGGCGATGACCGTGCCGGCGGCGCGTGCCGTGGCGTGCACGTAGCCTCGTCGTTTGTCGACCTGCGCGACGGCTGCTGCGGCGTCAGCGTGCGGGTTGGTAAACGCGCTCGCCAACTGTGCCAGGGCGCCCTCGCCAACGTCACGAGCACACTGCGCCGCCTCGCGCGTTTTCTTCGAATTGACCAGCATGAACTTAGAGATTGCCGTGTGGACGTACGGCAATGCCGCCAAGCCGGCATCGCCGGCGGTGGACACGAACCGGCGGATGGTGGACGCAGCGACGTTGAATGCTTGGCCGCCCACGTGCGCCGTCTGGCGTTGTTCGAGGTGCGTCACGAGCCTCTCAGTGGTGTCGTCCTCGACGAAGATGTCGCTGCTGAAGAAATAACCGTCGGCCGTGCGGTGATATTTCTTGTGGTCGTCGTAATGCCTGCCATA